GCAGGCCAAGCGCCATCCACTCCACAGCAGCTATGATCGTCAGAATATCAGCCATCCTGCTCCCTCCGTAGTGCGGCTTCCTCGCGGGCGAGGAACACGGTTTTGCCAATTTCATTCAATGGGAAAGCACAGGTTTGAGTATGGCACAGGATGTCTCCACCTTTTAACAGAGAAACATACTGAATTGTCGTTCTTTGAATGAGGCTTGGCTTTGTCTGGAAAATGTTTAAGTATTTTGCTTGCGCCCAAACTTCTTTCCCGATCATCCTGTCCGCCTGGGCCAGTTCACGGAGTCTCGTCTCCGAAATCCCGCAAAAATCCATCTTATCCCGCCTTTCTTTGATGGGGCTTTTCTTCGATTGCCCGTTCGACACTCCATCCAGATTTTAGCCTACTATAAATTATCCCGCGACTATACCCAAGTGCTTCTTCCCAGCCACGAACGGTTTTTGTCTCTCCGTTATAAGTGATATAGTGGCAACACCTGGTATTGTTTCCTTGCTCTTTTGGTGTCGCCCAACGACAATTTTCCGGCTCATAATTCCCGTCGTTATTTATCCTATCAAGCGTTAGATTATCCTGATAGCCATTAGATAAAGCCCAATCCCTAAACGGGATAAACTCCTCCCATTCTGCGCAGACGCTTATCCCACGGCCACCATATAGTTCATACGCCTTATTGGTTTCTGTTTCGCACCTTGCCTTCATATTGCTCCAAATTCTATAAATTCGGCTATGGCTCATTCCGTGCTTGTATTTCGTTTTAGACCGGACCTCTTTTTGGTAGCAACCGCAACTTTTCACTTGCCCACTCGTGAGGTTGTTCGTTGTCACAACTGCCTCGCCGCCACAATCGCAAACACATTTCCACCGTTGCTTGTGCCCTTTTGCCGTTCCATATAATTCAGTAACTGTTAGCCTCCCGAATTTTTGTCCTACCAAATTTGGTTTCTTTCCCATGCTCACCCCTCCTCCGGGCCGCGCCACTTAAAGCAATCGTTCACATAAAATCCGGGGCATTCTGCGGTTTGTCCATTTTCCCCTACTGGTGGCAAATCATACTCACAAAGTCCGCAAAGGTCTATTCCTGTTGTCTCCAGCCGATATTGATTCACCACAAATGTCAGATCACTGACCGCCGCATCCCTCTCCCGCTTCACCTGCTCCATCTCGGCCTCTTGCTCTTGTAATAGCAAGTGCCTCCTATCAAGTTCTTTCGCCTGTCGAAATACTAAGTCCACATTACTTTTTAGCCCGGTCCACAGCTTCTCGTTTTCGGCCTGGAGCGTGGAGAGGGCGTCAGCCGCCTCCATGCACAAGTCCATGATTTCCAGTGTCGCCTTATCAGCATATAGGCTGTCGGTGCGCAACCGCTCAATCAGCTTCTCAATGTCCATCACTTTCCCTCCTCCGGCGGCCCATCCCAGGCCGTCCAGTATTGTCCGTACAGATCCATAGAAAACGGCTTGATGTGCTTGCAGTACAGATATCCATCCCTGCACCCCTCTGCAATTTCCAGGCCGCCCCATTGGAGCTGGGCTATCCCTGCTCCCTCAATGTAGATTGCGGTCTCCTGGGTGATGGATTCCAGCTCCTGGCGGGTGTATTGGTGCCTCATGGCGATACCTCCGGTGGGCGGTGCTTATACAACAGCAGGTTTTGTACTCCCTCCGTAGTATCCGCACAATGGGCCGGGTATCTGGCAGCCACTCCACCAATGTCATACAGCGCCTCAGTGTGCCCGATATACGTTTTGTCTTCGTTGTAGAGTGCCCAAACAATTTCCAGATACCACCCGACCTGATAGGCAGGTTCACATTGCTTCGGGTTTACATTGTGGCTTCCGTACCGGATAGCGTACATAAAAAATTTGTCAGCAGCCACGGTGTCACCTGCATACAGAGGTGCGCCATACTTATCGACCAGTCCAAGCGTCAGCGGCTCGTTCTGCGGGGTGAGGGTGGGCATATGCTCCGCCAGATGCTCCGCAAGCCACTCTGCAAAACTGCCTGTTTCCGGGTCGTTCCGCTTGGCCTCGATAATCAGGTCAAGCATGGTCTGTTTATTGATTCCCCGCATCGTTCAGCTCCTCCCATCTCTCCATCACCATCTCCACGGCCTCGTCCGTCATGGGCGCGCCGCAGATATGGCAAAATTTGGGTATTCTCGTCGGATTCAGCCGTTTGGGACTTCCAGGTGAATCGTTATGGTCCATTTCAATTCTAACAATTTTAATTGTATGTTTTTTTACAGTATTCGCACCCAGACCACACCTTCTCCACATGCTCCTGTGCAATCATTTAGCACCTTCCAATCTGCTCTTTGCGACCTCGAATATCGCAAGGTCGTTTTCCATTCCAATGTATTTTCTGGCATTCTGTAAACAAGCAACTCCGATAGACCCGCTTCCCATGCAACAATCCAGTACTGTGTCTTCCGGGTTTGTGTAAGTAAGTATCATCTGTTCGCACAACCAAATAGGCTTTTGCGTTGCATGTAGACATGATTTTTGTTTGTCGCTCGGCCCTCGCAAAACATCACGGGGGTAACGGTCTGTACTGTCATATCCCGTTTTCCCGTAACCATGATACACTTCCCCTGTCCTACAGTTCCGTTTATGCGCCGCAGTTGAAACTTTTCGTTCGTGTCCGTGAGTTATCTGTGGGTTGTAGGTTGGCAAATGGTCGTAGAATATCAGGATGTTTTCGTGAGCTTTCATCGGCATCTTTTTAGCATTTAGATGCCCAGTAGCTTGAGTCTTTTCCCAAATCCACTCATAGCGCAGTTCATTCAGATTGCTGCACCCTAAAATCTTATCAAATGGGGTCTGTGCGAACAGAGCCTTACATCCACCTTTGCGCACTACTCTCTTTGCCTCATGCCAAAACCTATTGAGATCAATGGGTGTGTCCCATCTGCAGTTTGTCGTTCCATATGGGAGGTCGGTAAAAAGGAAATCCACGCAATCATCCGGCAATCCAGCCATGAGATCTATGCAATCTCCGTATATCAGTTTACATTCCAGCATATTTACAAGCATCCTCATAGAAATCATCAAAAGGCTTTGGCTCACCATTCAGATGCCAGCCATAAACTTCCAACCCCTTCCCATATAGGTCACCAAAGTATTCTTTGAATTTCTCCGCCTGCTCCCGGCTAATTTTCCCCATATATCTACAAATCCTCCATTCTGTATGGTATTATTTAACTGCGTGGAAAGTAAGGTCTAATCCATAACTACCAGTACCACCGCAGGGCCGTTTACTGAGACCGCCACATCTTGGTACTGCTCTGCGATGTGTGCTTCTACGCCCTCACGCTTTCTTAGTTCGCCCACCAGATCGCAAGTCTTAAACCCGGATAACCGCTCCCGGCTGACGGGGCGGAGGGCCTTTATTTTTACCTTTTCCAGCTCAATAGCTCTTCCCCGTTGCCGTTTCCCATAGTAGTGAGGCGGCACACTTTCTAGGTGCCTGATTCTGTCCTCACAGCTCTTGATTGCAGCCTCTCGCCGCGTCATGCTCATTGCACCCCCTCCAGCATCTCCATCTCCTTCGCGCTCAGAATCGGCGCGCGGGTGTTCCAGGCCAGGCGGGCGGAAGCTTCTGCCCACTTCTTTTTCAATGCCCACCGTCTCAGTTCCATCCAGCAATCCCGGCATTTAATTGACGCCAAATATCCCATATCCCCAGACGGGACTCCGCGCTTTTCAAAACAAACCATGCCGGCTTTTCCGCCACACATACACGGCAGCAGCACCCCCGCATCCGTCAGCCGCTTGGCCGCCTCTTTATTCCCAAGCAGGGCTAATTTGATATCATCCATGTATAATTCCCCTCTCTATGTCCGCTATGGCCCGAAAGATCGGATAAAACTGCTGGGGCACTACGGCGTTTCCGAGGCATTTAAGTCGGTCCACCCGAGAGGGAACCCCATAAGATATTCTACCCACGTCGGGTTCAGCTGGCCACCAACCTCCGTTTGCAACTGATGCTTCCTGTTTTTCCGGTAATCCTTGCATCCCCTGTTCTTCCAGTCCGTTGCAATCGGCGTTGGCCACATCTTTACCATCCCGCTCAAATTTGGTTCGCCTCGGCTGTTGTGATAAAATTCCCTGTTTGCCGAATCTGACGCAATCGGAGTTTTCCAGAGAATTGGGTCTCCATCCTTTCCCGTTATGTTTTTCTTCCAGCGTTCTACACCCGATAATTGCGCATCTGTCCCTCCTGTGCGGGGCATCAACGGCACAAGCCGGAATAATAAACGCTTGGACGGCGTAATCCTCGCTTTCCAGGTCAGCGCACACCTGGTCGAGCGCCATATTGACGATCCCAGCAACGTTCTCGCCAACAACCCAAGCGGGCCGGAGTTCCGAGATAACTCTAAGCATTTCAGGCCAGAGGTAACGGTCATCCTCCTTGCCTCTTCGCTTTCCGGCAACGCTGAACGGCTGGCAGGGGAACCCTCCTGAAATAACGTCAACTGTTCGCATTCCTGTCTTTTCATAAAAACTATCTCCCGTCAGTGTTCGTATATCCTGCCAGCGGGGCACATCAGGCCAGTGCTTTTCCAGCACGCGGGTGGGATAATCCGCCCACTCGCACTGTCCGACGGTGGTAAATCCGGCCCACTCGGCGGCAAGGTCAAGTCCCCCGATGCCGGAGAAGAGGGAGAGATGCGCCAGTTTCGTCGCCTCGTGGTCGCCCAGAAGGGCGCGCGTCTTATCGTCCATCGTTCGGTTCCTCCTTTATCAGCGGCCATTGAGAAATGCCATCCTGGCTTGCGGAGACCTACTGTTTGATGGCAGGTTATTCCGAGCCCTCCATGCGGCGATTGGATTTTTTGATAAGCCAAAGTGCTTCCCAATCTTGATATCGCTCATGCCCTTCTGGTACAGTTGCATACATGTTGCCTCGTCAAATACAGCCTTTGGCCTCCCGTTTGGATTCGGCGGGGTGCGTTGAACTGTCTTTTTCTCTGTGCAGCGTGCGCCCGGCGGGCAGATCAAAGAGCGGGCATGCCCGGTATAGCCTATGTAGTCGCAGCAGTACAGCCCGGCGGTGATATAGCATCTGTAGATGCAGTCAGCACAGTGCTTATCCACGGGACAGCCTCCTGCGAGCATACTCTGCCATTAATAGGGCCTCTGCCATACCGTCATTGTCTTTTCGACCGCCCTCTTTTCGCAAATTAGCGGTAGGGAACAGCCGCTTGCACACCTGAATGGAACTGTTTTTGTCCCCGGTGATGGAAAACTCTTTTTTCCATTTCTGCGGACGTACTAGTTCATAAGGGATTCCGAAAGCTGTGAGAAGCCCTTGGATAAAACCGAAGTTCTCTCCAAAGTGAAACATGGAGTTGACTCCCTGTCCCGGCATGGCTCCCACATGCTCCAGGCATACGATGCAGTCCGCTTCTGAAAACTCCAACTCGTCTGCATATGACTTCGGGCCATAAGGGACAATTCGGAAAGTCCTGTCCTCCTTAAGCACTGCCATAGCTCCGTTTTTCCCCGGATCAATTCCGATGTATGTCATGTTGATTCCTCCACCGCCAGCCGTTCGGCCAGCCCTCCAATCATCTGTTTTATGTCGCCGGGCAGCGCCTGGAACTCGGACTCCTGCTTGGCCCGCTCCTGATAGGAGCGCTGAAAGTTGGAACCGATCACGCTCTGCACTGTGTTGGCGTCCATCTGTGCCCAGGCTTTGAGCTGCTCCGGTGTCCCTACCAGACGGCAGAGCATGGGCGGCAACCGCTCGAACTCCTCCCGGCTGGTGTAGGCTGACCGCTGCACAGCCCGCCATACCATCCCCCACGCCTCCTGCGGGGCCATCTGCGGCCGCTCCGTAAGCTGCCTTATCTTTGCCTTTACCGCGCCGATGTGGGGTGGATAGCCCTTGCTGTCGGTGGCAATCAAAGCCTTGACGGCGGCGGCGACCAGTTCCACCGGCTCGTCGAACATCCCAGCCCATAGGTTCAGCGTCTGCTCCGGGTCTGGGGCGTCTGCTCCCGCATAGAACCGAGGATAGGCGGTTGCCAGGATGTTCATGATAATTCCGGTTTCCTGCCTAGTCATTTCGTTCCTTCCTCCGCGTCCATTCTGGCGGCCAGGGCGGCCCAGTCTGTGCGGCCTCCTGTCGCAGGTGTCCGGTGCTCCGCCTCCAAAGTATCCCAATCAGCAAGGCATCGCACCCCCCTGGCCTGCTTGTCCCGCAGGATAGCCCGTATGTACGGCCAGTTCGCCTTCTTGCTGTCGAGGGCGATGTCGATCGCCCGGCGGCACACATCCGCCCCCATGCTTTCCGCATAACCCCGCAGTTCATCCAAAGATCGCTGGGACGCGGATGGGTTCACACGGTTCAGATAGTCGGCAAGTACATCGGCGGCGGCGCTGGTAGGGGGTAGGGGGTAACCACCGTCTCCTTCTTCTTCGCCTTTTCCTTTTCCTTTTCCTTTTCCTTTTTCTTGGGGGGCGTTCGGGAGGCGTTCGGGGGGCGTTCGCCCCCGTTCGCTACCGTTCGCACCCGTTCGCTTGCCGCCGAGCTCGCCGTTTTTTCTGTTCTTGGCACACTTTTTGGCGTATTCTTCGTTATCCCGGTCTATCTGGCTTCTGAATGCCGGGAATAGGTATCGCTCATTCCCACTGAGCTGTGGCGCTTCGCCCGTCTTGCTGTATAATAGGCAAGCCGTGAAAAGTCGTCCCTTCTCAGCGTCTGTGAGTTCCTCCATGGCCTCCAGGTAACTGTGATAGGCCGGGAAATATTCCCTTGCCATAAGACGCCCCCTTAAAACGGGATCTTGCCGTCCCCATCGGCTAGTTCGCCGAACTGCCCAGTAGGCGGATAACCGGAAGTAGGAGCAGGTGCCCAAGCGCTCCCTCCCCCAAAGGCGGGAGAGGGCTTGCGGTTCTCTGCCAGGCGTTTAAGTTCCGGCACCTTGAAATCTCCCTTTTGGATCGCCTGGATAGAGCGGGTCTGATACACGTACAGCCGGGTCTTTACATCGCCGATGTTTTTGGTGTATTCCTCTTCTCCCAGCACCACGCCGAAACGGCGGCCAACCATGTCCCGCAGATTGAACTCGTCGAAGCGGTATCCGGGGTTGGAGTCCTCCAGGGCGGTCTTGAAGGACTTGAAAAAGCCCAGGGCAGAGGGCTTGTAGCTGCGGCGGAGCTGGATTGGCCAGAATCCAGCACGGGTAAAGGTGTCGCTGTTATTCCCCTTGTATGTCCCCTCAGCAAAGTCCCACTCAATCAAGAGGTACTCCTTTTCCTCCACGTCTTCCACGCGGCAGATTGTTGCAATATAAGCGCCGGGCTTGGGGTTGTCAAACTCGGAAGCCTCCTGAACCTCGTCCCAGTTGATTTTATTCATGCTCGTTTTCCTCCTTCTTGGGGGTCAGGCCCCAGTATTCACGGATGGTGGTGTCCACCAGCTTCAAATCGTTGTCGATCTCCTCCGGGAACATGTCCATGGGGGATTTAGCGGTGCTGAACCCCTCAGACTGGGTGATGAAGTAGTGCGTGTCCTTCTCGGAACGGCAGAGGAGGACGATGGAGAACAGCCCCTCTACTGTCAGCTTCTCGTCCAACATCTTCCCGATGGTCTTGGCTTTCAGCGTGCCGTCTGGGTTGGACTCCGTGTGATGGAGAAAGTAGACGATGCAGTCCCTCGGTGTCTGTGTGCTGACAAACTGGATCAGGTTACGGAAGTTCAGAGCGATGTCGGTAAACTTGTTATAGCCCGTCTCCTTGGCCCGGTCGAAGAACTCAAAGGCCAGCAGATACTGGCTGTCGTCGATGGCATAGGTTTTCAAACTTGGCGCAGAAAGAGACTTAATGATGGTGGGGTAGGTCGCGCCGTTGATGATGGGAAGCGCCTTTCGGAATGGCAGGGGTTTGGAAGCTACATTGAAGACGCCGATCTCTGTAGGGTCAAAATTGCGCAGGGCGGTGGACTTGCCGGAGCCGGATTCGCCCAAAATCAAAACTGGGATTCCCATTTATGTACCTTCTTCCTTGTCGAATATTACGGGGCATTCAGCGCCCCGGCTATCAAATGGATAGGGCAAAAATTCGCCGGTGAGGGCGCATTGGTGGCGCTTGAGGCCATCCCGGTATTGGATGTAGGGGCACCACTGGCAAACCGTTAGCCCATTGGGGAAATGGACGGCCACGGTGGCCGTGCCAGTAGTGTAGTAGCTCACGCAGGTATCGCGGCTCATACGTACCGCTCCACTTCCAGGCCCATCTCAAGCGCCACCTGCTCCGGGCAGTCGCTCAGGGCCTTGCTGACTGCGGCCCGGAAGCAGTCCGGGCAGAGCCACCGCCCCTCCCACTGAAACCGGGCCTCGCCGTGGTAGACCTCCTGGCGGCACTTCTCGCAATAAGCAGATGCCGGAGTCGTCTGGCTGTCATACAATGGGATGTGCATTACAGCTCCTCCTTCTCCAGTCCGTTTCCCTGGATTTCGATATAAGAACGGTACATAGATCCGCTTTGCTTCTCCTTTCCTATGGAAACTACATAGCCCAGCTTAAGAAGAAGCGTACCAAGGTCAAGCCAGTCCTGATTGGACATATTTCCATTGCGCTTTTGATACAATTTCATTTGACTTTCCTTTCTAATCGTCATAAAATGTAAATAAACAAATGTTTCCCTTGCCGCCCTCCGGTCTTGCACACCGGGGAGCGGCGCTTTCATTGTGGGATAGTGATGACCGCCCACACATCGTCGATGCTCTCCGCGCCCTCCAGTCCGGTGATCTGGATGGTGAGCGGGCCGGTGGGCGTGGGGGACGGGGTGGTGGTTGCCGCCGGGGTTTCAATGGCTGGCTGCTCCGGCTCCTGGTTCCAGATGATTTCAACTAGTGCAACCAGCGCCAGTAAGAGAAACAGAGCCGCAACGCTTGTAATCAGATAGCGGTTCATAGTAGCCACTCCACCCAGTTCGGCAGCCCGCAGGCTACCACGATGCAGGCGGTAAACACTACCGCACTCACAGCCTCCCGGCGGGACCGGCGGCGCTCATTTCGGGTCTTGCTCATGGTAGCTCACCTCCTTTGCCATGTCTTCCAGCTTGAACAGGGTTTCCATGTTCAGGCGGACGGTGCGGTCGCCGCCCAAAAGCCGGGAGACGGTTTCGTCCCGGATACCCAGGGCGCGGCCAATATCCCGGTTGCGCAGCCGGTTCCGGCACTTGTAGACGGCCAGACCGTCGGCCAGGCGCTGGGCCATGGCGTCATAGCGGGCCGCCAGACGCTGGTCAGCGGTCAGATACACTTTCGGCATTGTGCTTCTCCTCCTATCGGTTACACAGGGCCTTAATCAGCTCCTGGACTTTAATTCCATAGGCGGCGTAGATGATGCGATCCACCAAATGGCGGGTGTTGCGGGCCTGGAGTTCCAAGTCCTTGATTCTGTCGTTCTCGTTCACAAAAATTCCTCCTTGCGCTTGCGGCCGCAGGGAGGTTGTGGTACAATCTTCCTGCAAGCCTGATTGGTTGCTTCAATTAGGTTTGCCGCCCTCGCCGGTGGGTTCAGCACTGGCGGGGGCATTTTCTTTTGTCAGCCATTCCAGGTGTTTGCAGGGCCCCCGGCGGCCCTTGAGGCAGCACCGGCGGAGGTGGATGTATGCGTCATTCATGTAGCGCTCGTGCAGACGGCACCAGGCCGTCGGGGCCGCTGGGGCCTTCGTTTTACGGCGGGTCATTAGCGGGTAGACGGCTGGAGTGTTTTTAGCTCAGCCACGATCTGCGAAGCTCGCTTCAAATCTTCTGATGTGTAGTGGCGCTTTTTGACCAGAGAATAAGCCTCCTCCGCCAAGGAGAGCATCCGTTTGCCGGACGTCCCCATCTGCGGCGCGGCATGGCGTAGGGCAAAGACGATGGCGCGGAGCCGCAGTTTCTGAATAAATATCAAGGCGTTTTCCTCCTCTTGCCGCTCGCTCTCTTGCCGTGGTATACTTGGCAGGGAGGAGAGGTGGTTTTGTGGATTTCCAATTTACGCGTCGGGAACTTGACTGTCTGCTAAAGCTGCGTAGGAAACCGCGTTCCTGGGAATGCCTGCGAAAGGCATCCAAAACAGACGATGATGGCCTAAATATCATGTTGAGTCGAATGGAAAAGCTGTGGTATACAAAAGACGGAAAGGCTCCCAATGGTTCTCTAATACACTTGAATCAAATCGGGGAAACCGTTGCACAAGCGGAGTTTGACCGGCGCTTTGATATGTACTTTACACGGGTGATGGCGCTTTCCGCTCTGTTGGTATCAATCGCGTCCTTCATTTTATCAGTAGTAAAATAGCGCAGATTCCAATGGCGACGCTGTTCGCACCAAGAAGAAAGTAGATCCGGCGGAAGGCCGTGCGGCTCTGGTCTTTCTCCTTAGAATAGAGGCTGTAAAGAAGAGTTCTGGTAGGTACCCATGTCTCCTTGTTGGGCCAGCGATGGTACCATTCCCTTTCTGCCTTTTCGTTTTCCGCTATGGGGTCGATTTTCTCAGGCATCTTCATCACCTTCTTTTGTGATTGTTCTGTATACAGAACAATCAGGGTAAAAAATTTCCTCATACTTGACGCCCAGGGCCTTCGCAAGGTTGAACATGACCTCGCTTCCCACCACCTTCTGCCGGTGAGTCTCAATCTGGCTGAGATAGGGGCGGCAGATGCCCGCCTTCTCCGCAAGCTCATTCTGGCTCATGCCCCGCTCCTTTCGGAGCTCCGCGACCCGATTTTTCATGGTATCCACCCCCTTTTTGTAGTGTTCTGTTTACAGCTCAGTACAATAGTGGTAGAATATACCCGCCCGGATAAATCCGGCCCCAGTCTTAGAAGTTGATGCGGCCCGACTTTTAAGGAAAGGGGGATTGGATGAACCTGACTGTGAAGTTGGGCGGCGTGCAAAAGACCATCAAATGGTCTGACGCGCCCGCGAAACCGGCTGTCACGGTTACCTTCGGCGGACAGACTCCAAAGAAGTGACCGGGCCGCCCCGCTGTTTCGGCAGCGGGGCATTTTTGCAAGGCGGGTATATTCTACTTTGTCCACCGCTAGGCGGCAACTATATAGTACATCACCTTCGCTCGTTTGTCAACTAAAAAGAACATCGTTCCTGATTATTTTTCTTGTTTATTTGTAATGTACAGTTTACAATACAAATAGGAAGGTGGTATCTATGAAGAACAGATTGGGGGAACTTGTGCGTGCAGCTCGAGGAGATATTTCTCTTCGAGATTATGCAAAACAAATTGGAATCAGCCACTCTTATTTGTCCAGCATAGAGAGCGGTATAAATCCGGCCAATGGAAAACCAATTAGCATCGGATTGGAGACTCTTGAAAAACTCTCAAAGGTAACAGGATATTCCGTTGCATATTTAACTGGAGATAGTGAAGAGGAGAAGCCCGCCGGCCAGGAGGCCGACGGGCAGGGGGACGCAGTGATTATTCACAGGGGCGGGCGCACAACGCGCCGAGTGCTCACCGATGAACAGTGGAAATTGATTGAGGGAATGTTCAACTTGCAGAACACGGGTTCTGAGCGGGAGGATGACGAGTGGTAGCTAGGATATACGGCTCAAACTGCCGATAAAGGCACCATTCAATTCCAGACTGAAAGAAGTAAGAACAACTGCGCTCCTCCATCCACTGGGCATCCAGGTCATGCAGACGTTTTAACCGCTGGAATGCAATTTCGGCGGCCTGCTGACTGATATGGCAGAGCTGACGGATGGCGAAAGGACCACCTACATGCAGGGCCCGCAGAACACAGGCGGGGGAGAGAAGCTGCGCGGCAAAGCGGTCGGCCTCGATTTCTATTTGAGGACGGGGTTTCTGTTCCTTGGCATCACGGTGGATGATACCAGTGCCGTGGTTTAAGCAGTAGTGACCGATTTCATGAGCGACGGTATAGCGGCGGCGGCCTGGGCTAAGATGTGGATTATACAGGATAACAGCGCCGCGTTTACCGCGGATCAGAAAGCCGTCCGCACCAAAGGTCTCATTGCCTAGGTTGCTTTCCTTCAAAATCTGATACCCTTGCGTGTAAGAGCATAGGAGGATACCAAGAGATTTGCAGATCTGGTCAAGGTCAATAGGCAGCTTTGTGATATTGCAGTGAATTAGTGTTTCCCAAGCAGTCATGTAATCCACCCCTGAACAGTGATGTGTTGAGTTCATTATAGAACGGTTGTTCGATTTTTGCAAGACGGAAAATTATACAATTTTGGAACTGCATTTTTACAGTGATTTACAGAAGAAAGAGATGACTATGGGACAATTAATCGTATATTCATGAAAGGGGAGCAGATAGAATGAAGAGAGAATACAAAGGTTTTGTCGCGGGACTGCTGGTGGCTGGGGTAATCGCCGGGACGATTGGAACCGCCGGGGCAGTTGTGGGCAGGACTCAGGCGGCATTGGACTATAACAATATCAAGATATCGCTCAACGGGCAGACCATCACGCCGAAGGATGCCAACGGGAACACGGTGGAGCCGTTCGCGATCAATGGAACCACCTATCTGCCGGTGCGGGCCGTGGGAGAGGCGCTGGGGTTGGACGTCGATTGGGATGGAGCGACGAATACCGCTTTGCTATCTGGCGGAACTGAGGCTGGAATAGACCCCGTGGTCATGGACGCATATATATATCAGCTTGACAGGCTGAAGAGCATCTCTGACGCAGCAAAGTCTACAAAAGAACTGGCGCAGTTAATAATAGGGTCTGAGGCGCTTGCGTCAAGCGGATGGCTTGATATAAACTCTATAAACAGCATGAAGAAGACCAACGCAGATTCGATCGATGCTACGAATGATTACGTTGATGTTATTGAAGCCGGCATCCGAACAGGAGACAGGATGGAGGAAGTTATGCGGCTCGGGATCAAAGATGTTCGGGACGCGCTGGCAGACCTACAGATTGCCAATAGCTATCTCGGAACAGGCTCTATGACATCTGATTATTACAGCAGCGGGCTTTCAAAGGCCAGCACTGTATCATCTTCCATGGATTACGGGTATTCGCAGATCTATGCGGAGGTGCAGACGCTGATTTGGGGGGATTGACCCATGAAGGAGATGGACAGGCTACAAGAATCCACTGTTTTAGCCGTTGGGATTGCCAAACATAAAGAACTGCCCACGAGGAGAGACGGCCTTGACAATCAAATACAGGACGGTTTATAATAGACATAGAAAGGCGCTGCAACAAGCGGTTAGCCCGGTATGAGGTTAATAAAGCAAAGCTCTAGAAACCGTCACTTGGCCGAGTGGCGGTTTCTGCTTTTCACAATAATCGTAACGGTGAACCGTCCGATATGTAGTGTGATCCGCATGGGCCTCACCCCCTTTCGGGAGGTGTGGCTAACCGCCT